CGTGATTTACTAGCGTTCCTTAGAACAAATCTGTGGTTATTTCGAAACCACTCCGAGTATATGTCACATCTCTGTAACCCCCCCCCGGAAACGTGCACGTTTAATAGTGCAAAAGTCTGCGTAATATAACTTATCAACAACCACACAGCTGGTTGCTTAGGCTGTGAAGGATAACTGCCAAATTACCATACACCCAAACACATTGGATGCACCACTGCACACAAAAACCAATCTTAGTCGATTAGTTCTTCTATCAGCATTTGATTGCCGACAGGATTACCTGCTCCAAAATACTCCGAACGAGCAGTTTTGTACAAGTTGTAGGCACCTCGTGCTCTACGAGCAACATCAGGAATCCGTGTTGCCGCTTCATATACCTGACTAGACTCAGGTACATACTGTTTTATTTTACTCCACATTGCCTCAATGGAAGGAAAATAATCAGTCATAGTTTTAGTGTCATTTGCAACCAGTTCAGGGTTTGTTATAGCAGCTGTAGTGGAAAACTCACTAACAGACTCTATATTTAACACAGCCTCGACAAATACTGTTATCGAGGCTGGAAATCCCAAACCAACAATCAAAGGAACACTACTAGTGGTAAGTGTACCAGCATTATAACCTGCCAGTGCCAAATTCGTAAACTCATAAGACACTGGATCCACTGGGTGAATCATAGCACACGCACCAGTTGCACCATAACCAATTTTAAGAAAAGGTACTGCCGCTAAATTATTTAACGTCTGTGCCCCAACATCACTGGCTGTGGCGGAAGGAATAGACCCAGCATAAATCACACCAGGTGCTCCAGTACCCGGTACCATGGGAAAAACCTTAATACCTCCAGATACTATACGACACTCATTAACTGCAGCCGCTATAGCAGTACCGTTATTATATTTTTGTGCTGTCCAGGTAGCCACACCTGCTCCAGCATTATTAAAATAAATATTTGCATTAGTATTACCCAAAGAAGGTAATAAACCAACACCAAAAGAACCATCAGCATTTGCCGTCATAGAAGCTCGATACGTTGCCGTATACAAATTAGTAGGCACCATTGTGCCCCAGCCTATACGAACTGGTCCATGTACAAATGGATCATTAAGAGTATTAATATACTCCCTAACCACTGCTCCACCATCACCACTCCTTCCTAATCGTTTACCTTTTTTACGCCTAGCCTTTGGCTTATTACGAGACTTAAAAGCCCCAGACGCACGCCGAGCATCAAACTCAGCCAAACGTTTATTCATCAAACGTTTCATTTCTCTTTTCAATTTCTTAGCATTCTTAACCATTTTTAAAAACAAACCCTATTGTACATTAACTGGGTCATTAAAACTCAGCAACCGGCAAGCAAACTATATGGTGCTCGGATTTCTATTCTACACTAAGGCTAATATACAAGTTCCCTTTTAATCAACCTTATTTCTAAAGTAGCCTAATAATGGATTCCACCCCAACGTTCAGCTCCACCTAACCACATGAGAACTCTAACGATCCCCCCCATGCTTTCTTAGGACAGGTTTTAAATTAGAACATCAGAAGCATAAGCTTAAGGTTCACTTATGGATTCCAATCAAAAGATGAAGGACCCAATGTATCTCGATCACACAAATATCTGTAAAAAGGAAAGGTGGAATAAGTATTCAGTGGTAGACATTCCAAAATCTTTTCAAATTCCATCTGCATACCATATCCCCAACCATAAACAGTATTTAATGCCATCATTGTGTCAACATTAGATTCAAAATTCGATCCACGGAGCTCATGATCAGGTTTTACCCCAAAATAAGGAATCTCTCCATGCGTCAACTTTAATAAATGATCCAAATAAGATCGCAACGGTGGTATATGAGAACAACTAGAATATAATCCTAGAGCAGTCCCACGTACCAGTTGAACACCCGTCGCAACTTTGGGGTGAGGGGGGTTAACAAAATAACCCAGTTTTGAAAGCACACGCCCAGGTTTTGGACCAAACGTGTACCCCTGTTTTGTTGGATAAATACGACTTGAACAAAACTCAGCCTCTTCAATATTACGCCTATAAAGCGCCTCACTCTCAAAGCCAAATTTTGCCATACACCCAACCCAATCTGGAACAACATCCAACCTACTATGACACATAAGGTTATCATCCCCTTGTACCAACATACGGAAATGTTGTCTAGCTTGTTTTACAGAACAACCCTTCACATCACAAAAGATAAACAAATGCATTAAACCATTCAATATAGAATTAAACAAACTGGTGTAGGGATCTCCCGATTTACGAGTCCCCAACACCTTATACTTAAAACCTTTAGAAGTATAACCATGAGTATAAATATTAGCTCTCATCAAATCAAGAACTAAACGTGGTGCACCAAAATACTCAGCTAACCACAACTCAAAATCACACCACTCTTTACGAATGGAAGCATCCCATTTACCTACATCATCCTCAAGAATATAAGGAAATACTCCTTGAGTCAAAACTTTTGCAGCATCATCTGATTTCACACCAGACGTAAAACATATAAAATTATTCTTATTCCAATCTCGTTTAATTTTACGCTGCAAAGAGGATATCCAAGGTCCCACAATACAAATAAATTGTGGTTGAGCTCCCTGTATTAATCTACCAGCTTTTAATTTCTGGCCTAGCTCCGACCTATAAACATTATTTTCCACTTTAAGAAACGACTTCCTACTTGTCCAGTTTCTCAATTCACTATTATCTAAAATACAATTCTCATTAATACCACATTCATCCAACACAGCCTGTGTCTCACGCAACTGACGCTTAACATCAGGACTCGCATTGGAATTATTAATATATCTTTGAAAACTATCACTAACAACCCTACATCTACTAGTTTTAGGAAATATTTCCTGTATTTGTTGTTTAACAAACAATATACACCTATTAGTGTAATCACCATCCAAAATGGGGGTATCAGCCAAGACTCGCGCCTTCAATGCTGTCAATTCATTTACTATATTAGGGGCATAAGCAACAGGACGATATGCTTCGTCACCTATGCCATACAATACTTGTGTATAAGTAATCTTTTCTTCATTTGGTTGAAAGTTCCTGGGATTCGGTCCAGAAACCTTCGCACCAAATTTTAAATTACGTGGTTCAGGCAAAACTACAGTTTCCAAAGGATAAACAGGTGCATCATAAAGGCTAACACAGCAATTATGACAAGTAAAATTAAAGTGATGATCGCAAGACATTATTCAAATAAAATAATCCCATAAAAAACCACACCACTACAACTACCATAATCGCCTGTTTAAAAATCCTCCGTAAAGATGTCCAATTATACCTTCGTACTATTTCACCTGCCATAAAATCATACACATCCCTATTACGTTCAGCATGCCTACGCCAAGTTAGCATAGGTGCATACAACAAAGAATCAGAAGCTACGTCAGCTGGCAAATTAACTCGCCTTAACCACTGCTCACATCTACGAATCAGCAACTGAAACTCTTGTATTGCGCTAGAACGGCCCACCATAAATTGATTCAACTCATCAATCAAAGTAGATGGTAACTGAACTGTTAACAGTCGACCTGTAAAAAATACAGTTCCTTCGCCACCGAACAACAACTCAAAAAATGAATAAGCACGCTCAAGCTCTTCAACAACATAGGGCACCAAGTTAACATCGAACATACGTTGCTCATAAAAACTAACTTGATGACCCCCCGGGGCGTCCCGTAAAATTACGGCCGGTCGAATATTAGGAACACCTTCTAAAGGTGGAACATCATCTTCAAAATTAAATTCTGGAGATGGTGGTGGATTTGGAATACGTCTAGGAGCAACCCTAGGCGCAGCACGTGGTAAACCTTCTTCACCTTGACGAGGTCGTATATTAGGTTCAAGCGCTAAAGCTTGTCTCAATTCGCGACGTAAATCTAGAACTTCTCTAGTAACATCACGTTGAAAATAAACAACATACGCAGCCGCTCGCCACGTGGCACTATTCCTACAATTAGGACATCGCACATCACGGAAGGAATTATTATCACGGGGATTTAACACATCAACATTGAAAAGTAAAATACTTGTTTGCACAATTTGACGAACACAAACCAAACATGTAAAAGATCCACATTCAGGACATGACATAAACCTGTCATACCTGTTTTGGTCTTCCATACTATTATTGCGCTCCAAATAACAAATAATACAATTGTCAACATGAGGAGATTCTGGTGGGGACTCTTCTTCTTCTTTCTCTTCCTCACCAGGACTATTATCTAGAACCACTCTAGATGGTATAACACCCAAATTACGTAACCTCGCTATTCTATTTCTAAATCTATTTACATTATTTACACTATTATCTACAACCACCACATCATCGCCTATTGCAATGAATGGGGGCTGAGATAAAATCAAGTTTTCACCTTCATTTCTATTTCGACTATTATTTACAGCTAGGCCACCTTGTGAGTGCTCCTGTTGCCCTCCGGACCGGGCCTGGTTGTTTATAGCGTCAGCTAGGCTCTGACTCATGTTAGTTTGACCGCGATAGGCACGGTCACCACACATACATGCTCCCAATATGGCTTGGATAAACCAACCACAAATACACACTGTTTATTAACTCAAACTACTCGACTCATTTGCCTTCACGCTACTATATCATAACCGCGACGCGAAGAAACTACATCATAACGTGGAGTTTTCATTTTACCTCACCATACCTATGGTGTTTACTTGTGTATACACATGATCAATAAATTAGTCCCAAACTGCATGGTCGCAATCCATAAAACTATTCTGTGCTAATGAATAGATAACATTTCACGGAGGTGGCTATGTTACAACATGTACAATAAACAACTCTTTCGAGAAACAAACCCAACGTTTGCAAGCGAACTTGAATCATTACTTCAAGTCTGGAAACGTACTTATTGCACGTTCCAAAACCATCACTGGACAAAATAAC